GTAAAATGAATGAGGCTCTGAGGGAGAAATCCTTCGGAGCCTTTGTCGTAGGTGGTGATATAGATGCCGATGAAACCAAAACGACCTTGCAGTTATCCGGGATGTCCAAACCTAACTGATGGACGGTACTGTCCGGAGCATCAGCAGAAGGTCAATAGTAACTATGAAAAGTATGGGCGTGATCCCGCTACAAAGAAGAGATACGGCAGAGCATGGAAGAGGATCCGTGACAAGTATGCTGCGGAGCATCCGTTCTGTGAGCTGTGTTTTGAACGTGGGATCATCGTGGAAACAGAAGAGATCCATCATAAGAAACCTCTGAGTGAAGGTGGCACACACGATCGTGATAATCTGATTGCGTTGTGCAAGTCGTGTCACTCGTCGATTCACGCGCATAGGGGGGATTACTGGGGAACCCGTAAAGGGTAGGGGGAGTCGAAATCCCTACAACCCTGGCTTCTATAGAACGGCGGGTGGGTCTCGCGTGCAAAATCGCGAAATGGAAAGTGAAAATCTGACGGAAAGGAGGGCGATGCTCTATGGCTGGAAGAAAGCCAAAGCCTACAGCCGTAAAAAAGCTGGAAGGCAATCCGGGTAAGAGAAAATTGAATAAGAAAGAACCGGTTCCGGGTAAGGGAATGCCCGACTGTCCTAAGTGGCTGCTCCCGGATGCGAAAGAAGAATGGATCCGTTTGTGTGAAAAACTGAACCAGATGGGTGTGCTTACTGAGGTAGACCGTTCCGCTTTTGCGGCATACTGTCAGTCGTATGCCAGATGGAAAGAAGCTCAGGATCATATCAATTCTGAAGGTGCTACTTATGAGACTGAAAACGGAATGCAGAGACCGAATCCGTGGGTTGCTATCTGTAATACGGAACAGCGACTCATGATGCAGGCGGCATCCGAGTTCGGACTTACGCCTTCTGCCAGATCAAGGATCATGGCAGCATCCGGTATCGGTAAGGATGATGAGGATGAAATGGAATCGTTGCTTGGGGGTGATTCCTGATGGCAAAAGAAACAAGGCCTAAGGGTTATCCTAAGCTGAAGAATTATAAGCCGTCGAAGTTTATGCTTCCGACTTCTCATTATGATAAGGCTAAGGCAGACCGTGCGGTAAGGTTTATCGAGAACCTGTGCCATACCAAGGGTAAATGGGCTGGTAAAAGATTCTGGTTATTGCCCTGGCAGGAACAGCTGATCCGGGATATCTTCGGAATCGTCAAACCTGACGGGAACCGGCAGTTCAGGACAGCATTTGTGGAAATATGTAAAAAGGTAGGTAAGAGCGAATTGGCAGCAGCCGTCGCTCTTTATCTTTTGTATGCGGATAACGAACCGTCTGCAGAGGTGTACGGTGCCGCCGCTGATCGGCAGCAGGCTTCAATCGTCTTTGATGTGGCAAGGCAGATGGTGGAGATGTCACCGGCTCTTTTGAAACGTTCAAAGCTGATGACGGCGACAAAGAGAATAGTGAATTACGGAAATGCCGGATATTACCAGGTGCTCAGTGCAGAGGTCGGGGGTAAGCACGGTTTTTCAGTATCGGGGCTTGTGTTCGATGAGATTCATACTCAGCCAAACAGGCAGCTTTACGATGTCCTGACAAAGGGTTCTTCGGATGCCCGTCAGAATCCGCTGCACTTCATCATAACTACGGCAGGTACGGATAGGCATTCAATCGCATTCGAGTTACATACAAAGGCGGTTGATATTCTGGAAGGACGGCGTGTGGATCCTACATTCTATCCTGTGGTTTACGGACTTAAGGATGATGAAGACTGGGAAGATGAAGCGAACTGGTACAAGGTGAATCCTTCTTTGGGATATACCGTGGATATTGAGCGTTTGCGAGATGCTTATCGTGAGGCAAAGCAGAATCCGGCAGATGAGGTCACCTTCAAATGGTTGAGGCTTAATATGTGGGTTTCAAGTACTGTTGCATGGATACCGGATGCGATATTCATGAAGGGTAATGAAGAAATAGACCTGGCTGCTCTGGAAGGCAGGGACTGTTACGGTGGTCTGGACTTATCCAGTACGGGAGATATCACGGCACTGGTGCTGATGTTTCCTCCGAGGGATGAGGATGAGAAGTATATCCTGCTTCCGTTCTTCTGGGTACCTGAAGAAACGATACCGCAGAGAGTGAAGGCAGCTTCCGTTCCTTATGATATCTGGGAGAGGCAGGGTTATCTGTTATCGACCGAGGGCAACGTGATCCACTATGAATTCATTGAGAAGTTCATCAATGATCTGGCGGAAAAATACCACATCGTCGAGATCGCAGTGGACAGATGGAACGCCACACAGATGATCCAGAACCTGGAAGGTGATGGATTCACGATGGTTCCGTTCGGCCAGGGCTTTGCTTCAATGTCCGGACCGACGAAGGATTTTTATCGGCTGCTCATGGAAGGTCAGATCATTCACGGCGGGCATCCGGTATTACGATGGATGGCTGCAAATGTTGTGGTCGATACAGATCCGGCTGGAAACATCAAGGTGACGAAAGCCAGGTCAAAGGAAAAGATCGATGGAATAGTTGCTGCAATCATGGCACTTGACCGGTGCATCCGAAACCAGGGTGAACAGCAGGAGAGCGTATATGAGTCGAGAGGTTTGCTCATTCTGTAGGAGATATACAGATGATAATAGTTGCGATGATCGGCTTTTTCGTAATAGCAGAAGCCATAAATCAAACACTGGAAGGAGATTATTGATATGGGTATGTTAAGCGGCCTGTTCAAGAGCAGGGATAAGCCCACAGATAGAACGGCGGGTAGTGCATATTCGTTTTTCTTAGGCGGTACCGCAAGCGGCAAGTATGTTACAGAACGCTCTGCTTTGCAGATGACGGCGGTGTACTGTTGCGTGAGGATCCTGTCAGAAGCGGTGGCGAGCCTGCCATTACAATTTTACAGATATACCGATGATGGCGGTAAGGAAAAAGCGGTGGATCATCCGCTTTATTTTTTGCTCCATGATGAGCCGAATCCGGAAATGACTTCGTTCATATTCAGGGAAACCTTGATGACGCACCTGCTTTTGTGGGGAAACGCATTCGCTCAGATCATCAGAAATGGCAAGGGCGAGGTTGTGGCTCTGTATCCGCTGATGCCGGATCGGATGAAGGTGGATCGTGATGACAGCGGTAGGTTGTATTACGAATACACCGTTTACGATTCTGATGATGTTAAGGGCAGAAAAGGAACTGACAAGGTTGGAAGGACTGTAAGGCTTCAGCCACATGATGTGCTTCACATTCCTGGGCTTGGGTTTGACGGGCTTGTAGGATATTCGCCGATTGCAATGGCGAAGAATGCTATCGGGCTAGCGATTGCTACTGAAGAGTATGGATCGAAGTTCTTTGCGAACGGTGCAGCTCCTTCAGGTGTTTTGGTGCATCCGGGTACGATCAAAGATCCGAGCAAGGTTCGTGAGAGCTGGCAGGCTACTTTCGGTGGAAGCGGCAATGCAAATAAAATTGCCGTTTTGGAAGAAGGCATGAAGTACACGCCTATAAGCATCAGTCCGGAACAGGCTCAGTTCTTGGAGACAAGGAAGTTCCAGATAGATGAGATTGCCCGTATATTCAGGGTTCCGCCGCATATGATCGGTGATCTGGAAAAGAGCAGCTTCAATAATATCGAGCAGCAGTCATTGGAATTTGTGAAGTACACTTTGGATCCCTGGGTGAGCAGATGGGAACAGGCAATGGTTCGTGCTCTGCTTACGCCGGATGAGAAGAAACGATATTTCTTCAAGTTCAATGTTGATGGGCTGTTGCGTGGAGATTATCAGAGCCGCATGAGTGGATATGCTACGGCAAGGCAGAATGGCTGGATGTCTGCAAATGATATCCGTGAGCTTGAAAACCTTGACCGCATTCCAGAAGAAGACGGCGGTGATCTGTATTTGGTAAACGGAAACATGGTTCCGCTGGTATCTGCCGGTGCGGCGTACAATTTGGAACCTGATAACGGAAAGGAGGATGAAAAGTCCGATGAAGAAGTTTTGGAATTGGAAAAGCAGGAAGATCAGAGACCAGGCTTCAGGCGAAGAGGTGGCTGAGAGGGTGCTTTTCCTTAATGGAACTATAGCAGAGGAAAGCTGGTTTGACGATGATGTTACGCCTGAGCTTTTCAAGGAAGAGCTGAATGCAGGCAGCGGAAATATCACGGTCTGGATCAATAGTCCGGGCGGTGACTGTGTTGCGGCGGCTCAGATCTATAACATGTTGATGGATTACAAGGGCGATGTGACTGTCAAGATTGATGGCATTGCGGCCAGTGCGGCAAGCGTGATCGCGATGGCAGGTACAAAGGTGCTTATGAGCCCTGTCAGCATGATGATGATCCACAATCCGGCTACTATCGCTTTCGGGGATAAAACCGAGATGAACAAGGCGATTGAAATGCTGGATGCGGTGAAGGATTCCATCATGAATGCCTATGAGATCAAGACCGGTATGAGCAGAGCGAAGATTTCACATCTTATGGATGCTGAGACTTGGATGGACGCTCATAAGGCGATGGAGCTGGGCTTTGCGGATGAAATCATGCAGAGGGCTGAGGAAGATGTCGAGGCACCTGATGTTTCGATGATGTTTTCCAGGGCAGCGGTGACCAATTCGCTGATGGATAAGATCGCTGCGAAATGCAGGATCAAAGCACCAGATGAGAGTTGCACCGGTGCAACAGAGGTAACTGAAAACAATGTTGATGATGGGCGTTCCGCTGATGAGATCAGGGAGCGCTTAAATTTTATCAAGAGATTCATTTAAGGAGGATTTGAATTATGACTATCAATGAAATGATTCAGAAGAGGGCGAAGGTGTGGGAGACCGCTAAGAACTTTGTGGATACCCACGAGGATAAGAACGGCGTTCTTAACGCTGAGGACAGCGAGGCATACAGCCGCATGGAGAAGGAGATCGAGGATCTTACCGCTGCTATCGACCGTCAGCAGAGAGCTGAGGCAAGAGAGGCAGAGCTTAGCAGACCTGTGAATGCGCCTCTTACCGGCAGACCTGCAAAGCAGGAAGTCGACGAGAAGACCGGTCGCGCATCCAATACGTACAAGGAAGATTTCGGTGCACATCTCCGTGGACAGAGACCTGTTCACAACGTGCTTTCCGAGGGCGTGCAGGCAGACGGCGGATATCTCGTTCCGGAAGAGTTCGAGCGTCAGATCGTGATGGGGCTTGATGAGGCGAACGTGGTAAGAGGTCTTGCGAAGGTCATTACCACAAGTGCTGAGAGAAAGATCCCGATTGCAGCTTCTCATTCCGAGGCACAGTGGACTGCTGAGAACGGTGACTATACCGAGAGTGATCCTACCTTTGCACAGAAGACCATTGATGCTTACAAGCTTACTGATCTTGTAAAGGTTTCCATCGAGCTTCTTCAGGATTCTATGTTTGATCTTGAAAGCTACATTGCAAATGAGTTTGCGAGAGCTTTCGGTATTGCTGAAGAGCAGGCTTTCTGCGTTGGTACCGGAACCGGTCAGCCTACCGGTATCTTTACCGCAAACGGCGGACAGGTTGGTATCACTGCAGCAGCAAACAATGCCGTTACTGCCGATGAGCTTTTCAGCCTTGTGTATGCACTTAAGAGCCCTTACCGCAGAAATGCAAAGTGGCTTATGAATGATGCGACTATCTCGGCAATCCGTAAGCTGAAGGACGGCAATGGCGTATATCTCTGGCAGCCTTCTCTTCAGGCGGGTGAGCCTGACAAGCTTCTGGGCTATGAGCTTTACACCAGTCCTTATGCTCCTACGATGGCTTCCGATGCTCTTGCTATCGCGTTCGGTGATTTCAAGAATTATTGGATTGCTGATCGTTCTGGCAGAACTGTACAGAGACTCAACGAGCTATATAGCTCTAAGGGACAGGTCGGTTTTGTAGCAACTGAGAGAGTGGACGGCAAAGTGATCCTTCCTGAAGGCATCCAGCTTCTTAAGATGAAGCACTAAGGATAAGTGAAAATGGGGCTGTCGTGTAAAAGCGGCAGCCCGGATTTTGGAGGTGAATGATGAGCGATTATAACGCGAAGAATTATACAGAGCAGGGTGGCGATGTCACTCATATCGGCGGCAAGCTTCAGTTTGATGAAGGCGGCAAGATGGCAGGTGGTCTTCTGCCTAATCAGGAAGCGGCAACCGGTACAGGTGCGACAGGCGGAACAAATGCTGTGAATGCTATTAATGCACTGCTTCTGAAGATGAAGAATTCAGGTCTTATGAAGCCTGATGATTTCACTATGCAGTATGCAGCCGTAACGGATACCGTTGCCGGTCATGCGGATCGTCAGTATAACACTGGGAAGATATCCAACGTGGCTGTGGATAATGATACCCATGAGATCACGATCACATTATCCGATAAGGTAAAGAACCTTAAGGATTTTGACGGATTGCATGGATGGGGGGTTCACAAGTGGCTTGGAATTGGTTTGGGCGTAGGAATTTCGCCTATTACCGGACTTTCCTATAATGGTTCCGCTATTACAGATGAGGATGTGGCTGAGGCTTCACAGTGCACCTTGGATGCAGGGTATTTCGTCCGTTGGGTTGCAGCTGATCTTGTGCTTGCAGGTGATAATTCGGAGAAATCCAAGGATTACTTCACGCTGTGGGCCGATGGCTATGAAGAGACCAGGTACACGCTTAAGATCGTGGAGCCTGCGTAAGAATTATGAGGCGGTGGAAAAATCTGCCGCCTTAATTGTGAGGTGGAGCAGATGATCGTTACTGTGGAAGAGATGAAGAATTATCTGAGGATTGATTTTGAGGATGATGATTCATTGCTGGAAAACTTCATAACGGCAGGTGTTAAGCAGTGTATGGATATCTTGCGGACCGACGATGAGAATGATCTGGCTGATTGCCCGAACGGAAAGATCGCTGTAATGTTTACGGTGACATACTTGTACGAGCACAGGGAGGAGGCTGATCATCACGCAATGGATCTGACTCTGAGGGCTCTGTTATTTGGGAGCCGGAAGGAGGGATTCTGATGGTGACTGCTTTGCTTAATGAGAAGGTGGCATTCCTGAAGAATACCGTAGAGACCGATGCTGTCGGGAACCATACAAATGAGTGGGATGAGTATTATAACTGCTTTGCTACGATTGGTGGTGAAGGAATGGCAAGCTCCAAGGAAGAAGAGGTTGCCGGTACTACAGTCGAAGACGTGGCTATGACGGTGACGGTTAGGTATTGCGCTAAGACAGCAGCTATCACTTCCACGGGATACAGGATTCTGTTCAAGGGTGAGTTCTATGACATTGTGAATGTGGATCATATGAACTTTAAGAAGAAGTCGCTGAAATTCAGCTGTCGGAAAGTGAGGCGGTGATGCATGGCTATGGATAGAGTTAGGATTGACCAGATGGCTCATGTCATCATGGAGGGATTGCAGGAATACGCCGACCTGGCTACCGATGATCTGAAGAAGGCTGTGAAAAAAGCCGGTGATGAAGCGAAGAAGGATATCCAGAATAATGCGCCTGTGAAGACCGGGGCTTACAAGAAGAGCTGGACGGTGAAGACTACGAAGGAGACTTCCAATGCGATGGAAGTAGTTGTTCATAGTAAAAATCGCTATCAGCTTGCACACCTTTTGGAGTTCGGTCATGCAAAGCGGGGCGGTGGGAGGACGAAAGCTATCCCGCATATCGCACCAGCAGAACAGAGGGCGGCAGAGTTACTGGAAAGAGAAGTGGAGGCGGCATTGAAATGACGATAGAACAGTTGGCAGCAATGCTGCAGGGTACGGGAGTCCCTTTTGCATATGATCATTTTGCAGAAGGAGAAAGCCCGGAGCCGCCGTTTATCTGTTACCTATTGCCGGGAAGTGATAACTTTGCTGCTGACGGCAGGGTGTATTTCAAGATAAATGAGGTGCGGATTGAGCTTTATACGGATAAGAAAGATGTATCCGTGGAGAAGCAGGTGGAGGATGCACTGGATGGCCAGGGCATTTTTTATAACAAGAGTGAAGTCTGGATCTCGGAAGAGAGATTGTATGAAGTCTTATATTCTTTCGAGGTACCGGATACAGATGAAACTATGGAGGTATAAGCATTATGGCGAATAACAAGGTTAAGTACAATCTGAAGAATGCGCATTATGCGATGCTTCATATCGCCCAGGATGGTACGGTGAGTTATGACACGCCTGTTCCGATTCCCGGCGCTGTGAGCATTGGTCTTGATGCGAACGGGGAACCCGAGAATTTCTATGCGGATGGCATTGCCTACTATGTCATCAATAACAATATGGGATACGACGGTGACCTTGAACTTGCGATGATCCCTGAGAGTTTCAGGGTGGATGCGCTTAATGAGAAACTGGACGATAACAACGTTCTGATCGAGAATGCGAACACGGAGCTTAACAGCTTTGCGCTTCTTTTCGAGTTCGACGGCGATGTGAAGCATATCAGGCACGTGCTTTATAATTGTTCCGCTTCGAGACCTGGCATCGAAGGCAAGACCAATGAGGAGAGCCGTGAAGTTCAGACGGAGACGCTGACCATCAAGGCAACGCCTCTGGCAAGTGGTGTAGTTAAGGCGAAGACCGGCAACACGACAGATTCCACGGTCTATCAGAACTGGTACAGTTCCGTTTATATGCCGGATGATATTTCTGGTGCTGATGTTACACTTTCGGCTTTGTCGATTGGTTCCGTGAGTCTTGATCCTACGTTCAATAAGAATGTGGTCAGCTATGAGGCTACGACTTCAAATGCAACGAATACGGTTACCGCAACGGCTACGGATTCGAGTGCGAATGTTGTGATCACCGTGAACGGCAATTCTGTTACCAGCGGATCCAGCGTGACGTGGGCTGAGGGCACCAACACTGTAGCGGTTACTGTAATAAACGGTGGTTCGAGAAGGACTTACACGATTATCGTGACCAAGGAAGACTAAGGCAGACAGGTCTTAAGGGCTTCGGGGTTGTGCAGGACACGGCTTCGAGGCTCTTTTTGACCAGCGCTATTTTATGGAGGATAAGATAATGAGCATGGTTAAAAAGATTGAGATTGACGGAAAAGAAGTCGCTTTCAGAGCATCGGCGGCGATTCCGAGAATATACAGGATGAAGTTCCAGAGGGATATCTATAAGGATCTGGCTGCTTTGGAAAAATCCATCGGAGATAATTCCGAGGAAGTCAGCAACTTGGATATGTTTTCTTTGGAGATGTTTGAGAACATCGCTTACATCATGGCGAAGCACGCTGATCCGAATATTCCGGACACGCCTGAGGAATGGCTTGATGAGTTTAATACCTTCAGTATCTATCAGGTGCTTCCAAAGATCATCGAGCTTTGGGGGTTGAACATGAAAACCGATGTGGAGGCTAAAAAAAACTTCGTGCAACAGACCGTGAAATGACAACGGCGCTGTTTATGCTGAGATGTGTGCAGGTCGGGCTTTCGATACGGGATCTCGATCTGCTTACCATCGGCATGGTGAACGAGATGTTCATTGAAAGCAGAAACGATGAAGGTGCCGACAAATACTATCACCAGATAGCAGGTCAAGCCGAGTTTGATGCGTTCTGATGGGGTAACGATTTGTTACTCCATATTTTTTTAGAATGGGGGTGCCTGGATGGCGGCGAACAGAATAAAGGGTATTACCATCGAGATCGGCGGCGATACCACAAAATTGCAGACTGCCTTGAAGGGCGTTAATACCGAGGTTAAGAACACCCAGCAACAGCTGAAGGATGTTGAGAAGCTTCTGAAGCTGGATCCGGGGAATACGGAGCTTCTGGCTCAGAAGCATAAGCTTTTGGGAGAGGCGGTTGCAGCAACAAAGGAAAAACTGGAAACATTAAAGACAGCTGCGGAGCAGGCGAATACGGCTCTGGCGAACGGAGAGATTTCCAAGGAACAGTATGATGCCCTGCAGAGGGAGATCATTGAGACCGAGAATGACCTGAAAAAGTTAGAGGAACAAGCGAACCAGTCTGCGACAGCACTTCAGAGTATTGCGGCGAAGGGTGAGAAGCTTAAGACAGTCGGTGACAATATAAGCAATGTCGGAACAAGGTTACTCCCGGTTACGGCAGGAGTTACAGCATTAGGAACGGCGGCGGTGAAAACTGCCGCTGATTTTGACTCTGCGATGAGCCAGGTTGCAGCGGTGTCCGGTGCGACGGGGGATGATCTTCAGAGACTGAGAGAGAAAGCCCGTGAGATGGGAGCTCAGACAAAGTTCTCTGCATCTGAGGCGGCTGAAGCTATGAACTATATGGCTATGGCAGGCTGGAAGACAGAGGATATGCTGTCCGGTATTGAGGGCGTTATGAATTTGGCGGCTGCATCCGGTGAGGATCTGGCTACCACTTCCGATATCGTGACGGATGCGCTTACAGCTTTCGGATTATCAGCTCAGGATTCAGGACATTTTGCGGATATACTTGCGGCGGCTTCGAGTAATGCAAATACGAATGTCTCCATGATGGGCGAGACTTTTAAGTATTGTGCTCCTATCGCAGGTGCTTTGGGATTCAGCGCAGAGGATACGGCTGAAGCAATTGGACTTATGGCGAATGCCGGTATCAAAGGTTCACAAGCCGGTACCGCACTCAGAACTATCATGAATAACCTGTCCGGCGATGTGAAGATCTGCGGATCCTCTATCGGTGAGGTTACGATAGCTACCACGAATGCGGATGGATCCATGAGGGATCTTTCCGATATCCTGGCTGACTGTCGGACGGCTTTTGCCGGTCTGTCTGAATCAGAGAAGGCAGCGGCGGCTGAATCGTTGGTTGGAAAGAATGCGATGTCCGGATTCCTGGCTCTTATGAATGCCGGGGAAGGTGATATCAATAAGCTTTCATCTGCCATTGAGAATTGCGATGGATGTGCGGCTGATATGGCTGCGACGATGAATGATAACCTTGAAGGTCAGCTGACTATTTTGAAATCACAGCTTCAGGAACTGGCTATTTCTTTTGGGGAAATGCTGATGCCTGCTATCAGAACGATTGTGGGGTGGATTCAGAAGCTTGTGGACTGGCTCAATTCAATGGATGAGGGCACAAGGAAGGTCATCATTACGGTTGCATTGGTGGCTGCTGCACTGGGACCGGTGCTGATCGTTGTTGGAAAGATCATATCTGCTATCGGTACGATCATGACGATCATTCCGAAGCTGGCGGGCGTGATCAATGCGGCGAAAGGCGTGTTTGCAGCATTCAACGCGGTATGCGCGGCGAATCCGTATGTGATCATTATTGCAGCTATCGTGGCTTTAGTGGCTGCTTTCATATATCTCTGGAACAACTGCGAAGAGTTCCGGCAGTTCTGGATCGACCTGTGGGAAGGAATCAAGGAGATTGCCGTTGCCGTGTGGGAAGCCTTAAAAGCATTCTTTACGGCGGCTTGGGAAGCTATCAAATCCACGGCTGAAACAATTTGGAACGGGATCAAGGATTTCTTCAAAGGGCTGTGGGATGGCATAAAAGCAATATTCCAGGCGGTGGTTGATGCAATAAAGCTGATTATCACCACTTATTTCAATATCTATAAGACCATTATTACAACGGTTCTTAATGCGATAAAGAACGTGTTTACAACGATCTGGAACGCCATAAAGACTGTTGTGACTACTGTTGTGACGGCTATCAGCACGTTCCTAACTACGGCATGGACGGCTATCCAGACCACGGCAACTACGATATGGAATGCAATTTCCAGCTTTTTCACGAATATCTGGAACGGCATAAAGACAACTATCACGAATGCGGTCAATGCCATAAAGAACACCGTGACAACAGCTTGGAACAATATCAAGAACACGGTTACTTCCGTCGGGAATGCAATCAAGACGGCGGTGACGAACCTGTGGAATAATGTGACTTCTGCGGTGAAGAATGCTATGAGCAATGTGTTCAATGCGGTGAAGAGCGGCTTTGCGAATGTGAAGGATCATATCACCGGATTAGCGTCTCAGGCGTTTAACTGGGGCAAGGATCTGATTATGGGTATCGTGAATGGTATCAAATCCTGTATCAGCGCCGTGGGTGATGCGGTTTCATCTGTTGCGGATAAGATCAAGAGCTTCCTGCATTTCTCTGTGCCTGACGAGGGACCTCTTACGGATTATGAGAGCTGGATGCCGGACTTTATGAAAGGTCTGGCAAACGGTATTGAGAAGAGCAAGGGCATGGTCACGAAGGCGATGGATTCTCTTTCGGCTGATATGGTCATTAGTCCGCAGGTAAACGGAATGCAGGCTTCACTTGCAAGCGGCGGTTCCGTGACCAGCGCGGATCTGAGCAGTCTGGTATCGGCCATCCGTGATGCAGTGAGCGGTGTGAACAGTTCCGGTCAGGGTGGCGATATTGTGATCCCGGTTTATCTGGGAGGAACAATGCTGGATGAAGTGATTGTAAACGCTCAGCAGAGAGCGAATTTAAGAAGTGGAGGAAGGTAAGATGGCATTTATTCAATATCTGAATTTTGACGGCGAAAACCTTCCTCTGCCTACTTCTTATGAAGTGGACATGGAGGATAAGGAAGCGGATTCCGGTGGAGAGACTGAGGCAGGCACGATCCAGAGGGATGTTGTAAGAGCCGGGGTTGTAAATATATCGGTAGCCTTTTCTGTTACACCAACATGGTTATCAAAGCTGACGGTTTATAAGCAGCTGGACAGTATAACGGTTCGATATTTTGATCCGGAGACGATTACCGTGCAGCAGACGCAGATGTATATTGATGGCTTTAAGGCAAAGCTGGAAAAGGATACGAGCTATAAGGGGCTGTGGACGGTGAGCTTTACGCTGAAGGAATTTTGAAAGAAGGTGTATGAATGTATCCTGTATCGAACGCATTCCTGCAGGCGGTGCAGGAGAATACAAGGAAATATTACTGGACGGGGAAAATCACCACGAAGAATGGTGTGGTCTATAACTTTGATGCTGAGGATATCGTAAAAGGCAGTGGTTATATTTCTTCTCAGTGCTGCGGATCCACGGAGATCGAGCTGGGTACCGTATATTCGGCTGAGATGGGGATTACACTGCTTTCAGATATCGACAGATATACCTTGCAGGATGCATTGGTGGAGCTTACTTATCACCTTAGGATTTCACGGAGCCGGGATAGTGCTGATCTGGATGAAGACTATGATCAGACGGTTGAGAGCGATGGTATATATGAAGCGATTCCGATGGGTGTGTTTGAAGTGTCGGAGGCAAACAGAACTGTCAAATGCCTGGAACTGAAAGCCTATGATTTTATGCTTCGCTTTGAGAAAGATTTCAATGGCTTCGAGACCGTAGGTAAGGCGTATGACTTTATTCATCTTTGCTGCGAGGCGTGTCATGTGGAGTTTGCTCTGACTCAGGAAGAGATCGAGGCAATGCCGAACGGTGATACCGGGCTTTCAATTTATACGGACAATGATATCGAAACCTACAGGGATGTGCTCTATTACGTGGGACAGGTGCTTGGAGGTTTCTTTTGTATAAACAGGGAAGGCGTGTTGGAGCTTCGCAAGTATGGAAATCAGTCTGTGCTGCAGATCAGGAGCAGGCACAGGTTTTCTTCCAGCTTTTCTGATTTCATCACAAGATACACGGCGGTTTCTTCTACTAACATGAGAACCGAGATCGCTGAGTATTATCATCTGGATCCGGATGACGGGCTGACAATGAACCTGGGCGTGAATCCGCTGTTGCAGTTCGGACTTGATGAGACAAGGCGGCAGCTCTGTACAAATATCCTGAATGATATTTCGGTGATCGATTATGTACCGTTTGATTCTGATACCATCGGGAATCCTGCATTGGATCTCGGGGATGTGCTTACGTTTATGGGCGGTCAGGCGGATTCGACTCAGATCAGCGCTATTACTTCCATGCAGGTAAACCTGTATGGCAAGCAGAAGCTTAAGGGCGTTGGTAAGAATCCGAGACTGGCTCAGGCAAAGAGTAAGAATGATAAGAACATATCCGGACTTCTTTCACAGATCGAGGCTGGGAAGATCGGTATTCATACATTTACGAATGCTTCTTCGTTTACGGTTGCTGATCAGGATACGAGGATCATTTCCATAGAGTTTGCTACTTCCGAGGATAATCATGCTCAGTTCTTTGGGCAGGTAATCGTAAATGTTAATGCGGATGCGGTCACAAAGACGGCAACGGTAAGCGGTGATGTGGTTATCCCTTCTGTGGCAGTTGATGAGCCGGAACCGTTGGATCCTGATAATCCTGAGGTGATCGGTAATACGGAAGAGCAGACGGTGGCTGTTTCACTTCCGGTAGCGTGGTCAGAAGACGGTGTTGCGGTTGTTACTTTTACCTTTGAATTCAACGATGAAATGATCACGGTGCATCAGCCGGTGGAGACCTGGCATTCCGGGAAGCATACGATCCTTTTGTATTATCCGATTGAGAATGTGATCGCCAATTATACCAATACCTTCAATGTTTACATGAAGGTGACGGGAGGTACCGGTACGGTTGATACGGGCTGGTGTGTGGCTTCTGTTTCCGGTCAGAGCATGGGAGCAAGTGCTGCATGGGATGGCACGATCACAATCGAGGAATATATCGAGAAGGTTGGAATCAGCGGAGGCCTGCAGCTTAAGCAGGTGGCTGACAGCGTTACCTTTAAGATCGATGAGTTGGTTCAGAGAAGCTATAGTGATGTGGTTGTCGGCAGGACGGCTCTGGCTGCATTTGCGATGCCGGTTGATGTAAATGGCAGTAATACGCCGACAGTATAAGGAGGGCGACATGATTTTACACGGTGAAATGGTCATAGAACTGACCGATGAGAATACGGGCACGGTGGAGACGATCCGCGAGACCAACATGATTACGAATGCCGTCAATCATATTCTGGGATTGAATCCAATGGGGGTCTTTTACAAGACCTCCGGACAGTACGATGAAATGATGGTTTGGAATGATTATCTTCTGCCGATATGCCCGAATATGATAGGCGGGATTCTGCTTTATCCTTCAGCGCTTACGGAGAATGCGAATAACATTTTTCCTTCAACGGCTGTACTTCCTGTTGCCTATGCATCGAATGATGTTAATGCAACAGCGGACACAGCCAGGGGAAGCATGAATCTTGTAGAGAGTAAGGCGTTGGATGATGGATACAAGTTCGTCTGGGAGTTTACGCCTTCACAGGGAAACGGAACCATTGCGGCAGTGGCACTTACTTCTGCAAAGGGCGGCAATGCAGTATATGGTAGCGCAGTTAATTCAACGGCAGGGTATCTGAAACTTCGAGAAGTTAAGCTGGACACCCAGACGAATGATGAGCTTGCGCTGTTGTATTCGGCTGTTGAGGTGGACTTTGAAAACAATGTGATGTATTCGCTGAGATTTGTGGATTCATCCGTTATCGTAAGAAAGCTGAGATTGCCGGTATTTACCTTGGGTCTGAATGATAAGCTGGACGATACGACGGTTACGGTACTGGAAGAAAATACGATCCATTGCAGCGTTTTTTCATTTACTACAGGATACACGCCTTATGGAGACTTCCTTGACGGGCATGACGGATACTGGTACGGATTTTCCAATTCGGCTAATTCCTCAGGCGATGCCACGATGAAATGGATCAAGATAAAGAAGGATGACCTGACCTTTACTGAAGGTACATGGACGTTGACCAACGCCCACTTGAAGGCAATTGGTTCTTTTAAAATCGATACCTATGTGAACAGGGCGGTAAGGGGTGTGATTCGAAATGGATATCTGTATTTGGTCAATTATGATGAAGATGGAATTTATAAGATCAATCTCAGCAATGTTACGGATATCACACTGATATCCTTTGGTTTTACATCTGAGTACCGGACGTTGAGCGGTTCATCGACAAGCCAGTGCTACATGACGCTGATCAATGATCTTATCATTGGTTATGATTTCATTGTCACGGCGAATGATACTGTAATCCAGATTGCCGGGTCTTCGAGGTTCCCGTATATCGGAACGCCGATGTTCCAGTATAAGGAATTTCTGACCTGCTTTGGCGGCAACTACGGAACGGATCTTCAGACAACCTGGCTACTCATGCCGTATCTGGCATCCATCAATAACCTGTCGCAGGCTATCGTGAAGAATGCGGATAAGACAATGAAGATCACGTACACGCTGACGGAGCAGGAACCTACACCGAATGCGTGATGATTATGAATATGGTGCTTTATGGCGGCGGTTTCCGAAAGGAGCCGCCTATTTTAATGCGAAGGAGGGCATGGCGATGAAGGAATTTTGGAATGTGATTCAGGTTGCGTTTGCGGCTGTCGGAGGATGGCTGGGTTACTTTTTGGGAGGTTGTGACGGTTTGCTCATAGCGTTGGTGGTTTTTGTGGCTGTCGATTACGCCACGGGTGTAATGTGTGCGGTCGCGGATAAGAAGCTGTCCAGCGAAGTGGGATTCAAAGGGATTTGTCGTAAGGTGCTGATCTTCCTTTTGGTGGGAATTGCGAATGTGCTGGATGTAGAGGTGCTTAAGACCGGTTCTGTTTTAAGGACGGCAGTGATCTTCTTTTATCTGAGCAATGAAGGGATTTCACTTTTGGAGAATGCAGGGCATCTGGGCTTACCTATCCCGGAGAAGATGAAGAAGGTATTGGAGCAGCTGCATGATCGGAGTGAGAAGGAAGGTGAGGACGATGAAGTACAGTGATAAGAATAAGCCAATTGTCTGTATGATGACGCAGAGTACCTGCTATAAGGGTACGAAGAAGATGGCGGTGAAGGGTGTGCTCTGGCATAGCACCGGGGCGAATAATCCGACTCTCAGGAGATATGTGCAGCCAGATGATAATGCCGCTGACAGGGATTTGATGATCAAGCTGATAGGCAAGAACGCCTATGGGAATGACTGGAACCATAGTTCCGTGCAGGCAGGGCTTAATGCTTGGATTGGGAAGTTGGCTGACGGTAGTGTTGCAACGGTTCAGACGATGCCGTGGGATTTCAGACCGTGGGGATGCGGTTCCGGGAGCAAGGGAAGCTGCAATAATGGATGGATTCAATTCGAGATCTGTGAGGATGGGCTGAATGATGCAGAGTATTTTGCAAAGGTGTATAAGGAGGCCTGCGAACTGACGGCCTATCTCTGTCAGATGTTCGGGATTGATCCAAATGGCAGCGTGAGCATGAATGGTGTGAAGGTTCCTACAATCCTTTGCCATGCGGATTCCCATAAGCTGGGGCTTGGGAGCAATCATGGTGATGTGTTGCACTGGTTTCCTAAGTTTGGGAAGAGTATGGAGACTGTGAGAGCGGATGTGGCGGCTCTTATGGGTGCAGTGTTTCCGACGGATGACGTACCGGTTGCAGATAAGGTTGATGATCCTGAGAAGACTATCTGGGATTACCTCATGAGGAAGATCGGGAATGCTTACGGCGTTGCAGGTCTTATGGGTAATCTTTATGCTGAATCAGGACTGAGGGCGAATAATCTTCAGAACAGCTTTGAAAAGAAGCTGGGGATGGATGATGAGGCTTATACGCTTGCGGTCGATATGGGAGCGTATGGCAATTTCGTCAGAGATGGTGCTGGGTATGGTCTTGTTCAGTGGACATTTTGGAGCAGGAAGCAGGGGCTTTTTGAATTTGCTAAGTCAAAGGGCAAGAGCATCGGGGATCTTCAGATGCAGCTTGATTTCCTTTGGAAGGAACTGAAGATGAGTTATACTGCAGTGCTGACCGTGCTTCAAAATGCTGATAATGTCAGAGAGGCTTCTGATGCTGTGCTGCTTTGGTATGAGAGACCAGCGGATCAGAGCGATGCGGTTCAGGTCAAGAGAGCCGGGTACGGTGAGGGGTATTATAAGAAATACGCTTGTGGCAGCAGTGATCCGTCATCCGGGGGAATGAGTAGTGCGGATTGTCCGTTCCTTGTTAGGGTGAGGGCGACTGATCTGAGAATCAGGAAAGGTGCCGGTACCGATACGGCGTGGACAGGAAAGTATACTGGCGTGGGTGTGTTTACCATCGTTGAGGTGAAGAGCGGGAAAGGCTCCAAGGCTGGATGGGGAAGGCTGAAGAGCGGGGCTGGGTGGATAAGCCTTGATTACTGCCAGAGTGTGTAAATGAATATAATTTTGAAGGGATGCCCGTGGTTGTCTGCGATATGCGGATGGCTGCGGGCTATTTTTTGTTTATATTGTACAAATGTTCGAAAACAACGCGAAAAAGATATAAAACATGCACAAATTTACAGATTTTACATATTGACAAAAAATGTTACATAGTGTATGATGTAATATAGACTGTTACTGAGAGTTGATAATGAATAATAAATGGTGGGTATTGAATGACAAATGACAATATATCTACATACACTAATGATGAGGAACGAGAGCGCCTTATAACAAAACTGGTGGACGAACTTCCTGTACTGCGAACAAAACTGGGAATATCACAGGACGAGCTTGCCAGTTTATTAGGGGTTACCCGGCAGACATACTCATCTATAGAAACTAAAAAGAGAAAAATGTCGTGGAGCATATATTTGTCATTGATTTTGATATTTGATTATAGCGACCTTACTCATGATATTATCCGTAAGGCAGGACTTTTCCCGCAAAAGATGTTTCTGGGGAGAGCAACAACAAGAGAGGAGGAAGCGATATCCTCTTTTGTTCAAATGGAAGGCGATGACTTAAAGAATCATTTGGATGAACAAGCAATACACGCCATTGAAACAGTAATTATGGTCGAATACGCAAGATGTAACAAAATGACCAGTGAAGCGGTAATAAAAGCGTTTGATGGCAAAAGATTATCTCAGGTTTCCCAAAGAGATGTGAAGGTGAAGAATGCGCTTGAAAATATAAAGGCAGGTTCGGATAAAAAGAAATGATTCAGAGAAAACAGGCGGCTAACTTCAAGAAAAAGCATAAGATTAAGGTGATTTCAAGTGATGAATTAGCCAGAGCTCTGGGTGAACAAGGATATACATTAGTACAGTACAATGGGATTGAAGAAAACGAGGATGTAACTACATTAAGCACAGAACTTGGCATTGAGAAATGGCTGAAACAGTCGAGATGTTTTACCTATAGGGACGAAAAGTACCGGATAGTTTTCATCCAAGAGGGCTTGAACGAAGAAGAAAAACAGATTGTACTTGCTCACGAAGAGGGGCATATATGGAATGATCATCTGTCAAAAGAGTGTGTTCTCGGAAATGATGTAGTCCAGGAATATGAAGCAAATGAATTTTCGCATTTCTTGTTGGCAGATAAAAAAGGAACTATAAAGCGAACGAAGATTATAGTGGCAAGTATCAGTCTTCTATTAGTTGTTGCAATTTGTCTGGGGTTGTTTCTAAAGAACAGACACGACGAGGCCGTTTATACGGATAACTTATACAGAACTGAATCAGGAACGAAATATCATCTTAGGGATTGTATATACATAAAAGACAAAACAGATGTGCATAGGTTGACTATCGAAGAATTTAATTCGGGCAAGTATGAACCATGCGAGGCATGCAAACCTGATGAAAGATAAAAATACACAACGGAGGTAGATCGATGAAAAAAATTGTTTGCGAATTGTGTGAAGGAACAGTCTTCGACAAAATCGATGGAAGATTTGTTTGCAAGGGATGCGGAACAAGTTATTCTGTTGAAGAGGCAAAAGGAATGATGCAGGAGGTTGAGGGAGAAGAACCTGCGGCCGGATCACCCGTTGTTAGCATGCCTCAGTCGAATGTTAATCAGCAACAGTTGGATAATATCCTTATGCTTGCTACAAATGCTTATTCAGCGAGCAATAATGAAGAGACCGAAAAGTATTGTAATAGAGCTATAGAATTGGATGCTACCTGCTACAAGGCGTGGTTATTAAAGGGTAAAGCTATCGGTTGGTCATCAACTGTTCAAAATCCTAGAATATCAGAGGCGGCTCATTCGTTTAAGCAGGCAGTTGATTTTGCTCCGGACGAAGAAAAAGAAAATGTTAGAGTTGAGGCTTCAGAGGAGTTAAAGAGGTTGGGCTTGGCATGTATGTCATTGCGCCAGAAGAGGTTTTCTCAGTATCCGGATAAAGAAGAACTGAATGGGTTTGTTTCGGATGTGGAATTATTAATTGATGGACTGGCTATACTTCTTGCAGGCGAAGGTGTGACAGGAGAAACAAGTGAAGCTGATGCTCTTATTGGACTTTTAGGGGCGCTTAGTAATGTTGCATCAATCAAGTTTATTGGTATGAAGTCAAAAGCCGAAAAGGCTGGCGTTCCTAAAGAGTACTTCACCCAAATTGCAACGATGATGGGAAATGCCGCAGTAGATGGTTTTAATACCGCTTCCAAGGGGTTTGAAAATGACAGTCATCCATTACAAAATGATCTTGTAAAATACATGAATGAAATTGATAATTGTATTATGCTAGCAGATATGGCCATTGATGCAAGTGATGACGACGATGATGCTGACATTACAAGGTATAATAACAAGATTAAAATGGAAGAGTATGTCATTAATATGAAGGCATATGATAGCTATAGTAGCTCTTATAGATCAATTGCGCTGACAGATGAGGCTAAGAAGAACCGCCGTGAGACAATAGATGATTGCAAAAAGAAAATAAGGGAAATCGAACAAAAGGCAAAGGAAAAAGAGGAAGAAGAGAGAAAGAAAGCAGAGGAAGAGAAAAAGGCTCGTATTGCTGCATATTGGGAAGCGCACGCAGATGAAAAAGCTAAGTTAGAAGCCGAAAAGAAAGAACTGATTGAGAAACGCGACAGGCTTCAAAAGGAACTTAATGATGTAAGTTCTGAGATTCAAAGTATTGAGAAAGAAAAGAGCGCAGCGGTTCCTTCTGAAACAGAAAAGAGTAAAGTTGAGGATCAGATTAGAGATCTTAACAACCGCAGGTCTAAACTGGGAATGTTTGCTGGCAAAGAGAAGAAGCAGATTGCAGAAGAAATAGCTTCTCTTGAAGGTAGGGTTGATTCCCTGAAAGGAAAGATAGAGGAAGAAAAGAAGGAAAAAGCCGCAGATGTTGAGAGGCGGCTTGCACCTGTCAAAGCAAGGAAGAGTGAACTGGATTCCGAGCTGGCTCCTATTACAAAGAGAATTTCTGCAATAGATGCAGAGTTTAGCAAAGATCCAGAGGCATAAATCCTCGTATGGTCAGGGAGCAAGAGCTATAGTGGCTTGTTAGATGGCTGGCCCATCAGAATTCCTGGCGATATGGAATTCTAATGGGCTCTCTTTATTGAGCCCCATAAGACTACTATAACGTATATAGAAGGAGACGGATCTCATGGCTGCTGGGAATTATTCAGTAGAAGCAACCATCATAGAAGATGGTAAAACCGTAAAAGGGATGCTTGCATTATTTATAGATGAATACTCGTTTGGAAAAATACGAGGACATATCGATTGGGAGAAGGCTGTTTGCGAAACGGGAGTTGTTGCAGTAAAAGGATTTTTAAGATCGATAGATAAGCCTTGTATTACGTTCGTTGAAAATGGCACAAGGAGCCCACAGTTTATTCTTGAGTCGGCACAGATGCAAACCGTTCAAGGTGCTGTAAAAGAGTTTAAGGATAAGTTACGTGTAGATAGAGAAGAAAAAGAGGCTAAAGAAAAAGCGATAGCCGATGCTAATAGAAGGCGTGAAGAAGAAAAACAAAGGCAATTAGATGAGGAACAACGAATAAGGGAAGAAGCAAAAAGAAGAGCTGACGAAGAGTACAGGCAAAAGAAAGAAGCCGAACGCAAAAAAAAGGAAGATGAAGAAAAGGCTGTAAACGAAGAAAGACAACGAAGAATAGTTGAGAAACAGGAGCGTATACAAAGAGAGATAGATAATGTTTGTAATCAACCGTTACAGGAAGAGATTACTGTTGGTGCTTTATCTAAAAAGGCTGGCAGCTTATTTTTAGATAATCCATATCGTATTTTGGGTATATCCTGTCTTGCAACAAATGATGAAGCTAATACGGCTTTGGATAAGCTAAAGAAATTAGCAAGACTTAAGGCTTTGGAATCATATAAATCACAATACGATCTGGCTGGGATAGAAAGGCCTAAACGTGATTTGAGCATTGCTCAGAATGCTCTTTCGTCGATTAAAGATAAGAGTAATAAATGGTTCTGGTTTGCGTCCGCTGACGGTTGTACTGCATGGCAGAGTGGGAAATATAGAATAGAGTTAGCCAAGGATGGTATGGAATATGGAACGTACGATTTGTTTTTGGCGAACTATTTGTATGCCGTTATTTGTGATCCTAATTTCAATACAAGTGAAACATGGAAACGAGTGTTGAACTTTTATTGCTATATTTGCAAGCAAGGAAGTTGTGACATTTTACGGAGCAGGTTTAATGAGGAGGAATTACCGGAATTTAATAAAACTGAGGCATTAATTTCCTTTAGAAAAAATATTATTCAACCTATACTTTTGTTGTGTGAAAGAGATGATCTTGATGCAATCTTGAGATTACATAAATGCATAAAGGATTGTGATAACAGGTTGCTTGATGAATTGGATAGAACCGTGCTTGGAAAACTCGTATCTTGGTTTACTGATAAAGAGGCCGAAATGATGCGATATCTGAATCAATATGATGAAGATAATGGTATTTCAGACAACGATAGTGCAGAAATAAGAAAACGTGGTGATGAGTATTGTTCTGTAGTTGAGCCTGTTTTTGAAATGGTGTTAAAAGATTTCAGAGGTGATCTTGTCAGATATGACATGATAAGGGATTCGTATAAATCTGTAACCTACCAGTTGATGTATGTACTTCACCATAATCCTGATAAAGCAAATGCCATTTATTTTGCAAATAAGTGTTACGCCTACTGTAAAGCAGATGATAAAAAGCGGATACAGAACACTTTTGGTGAGGTAAATATAAAGGCGATTGATTGGAATACACCTCATACAGGATGGGATATAAAAGGAGATGAGTTTTTCTTTGGTCGGGGGTGCGATGTAGATTATACTCAGGCTCTATATTGGTATCATAAGGCTGCGGACGAGGGAAACATGTATTCCCAGAATAGTATTGGAGTATGCTATCAAAATGGATATGGCGTTCCTCAAAGCGATGAACAGGCGATATCATGGTTTGAACAGGCTTGTGAAAGCGGAAATCCGGAAGGAGCATATAACTTAGCAGAATGCTACTTTGAAGGAAAAGGAGTACGAAAGAACATTGATCAAGCATTGAAGTATTGGTCAAAAGCTGCAAAAATGGGACATCCATCAGCTCAAAGAAGGCATGATGAAGTTTTTACTAAAGTACAAGCCGAAAGAAAAAAGCATCGCGCAAGGAATCATGTATGCCATGACTTAGGGTTCCAAATGATAACAGGTCCGAGGATAGTGGCTGAAGTGACCTTAAATCGAGCAGCATATGCTTACTTGGTAAATGCTCAAGGATATCAGAATTATCTAAACGGATCCGAATTTACTTACCAGGGAGGATATACAACTGATCCAGTATTTAGGATCGGTATCCCTTCATCCAATCACTGGTACGTTATAGTGGACTGCGGTGATGAAGCAATTACGGGTCTGACTTCAAGTGTTAAGGTCAAGAATGCATAACTTGTGGAGGTCTATATGCCAGATGTAGCAGATATAAAGGAATTAGCGGTAGCCGCATGGCGACTTGAAAAGTGGGTTGACAACCTGAACTATGATAGGAAAATGGCAGCTAAGAGTGCTCTTAGAAGTATAAAGAAATTCTTGACTGCATCCGGTATTGAGATACGAGATCCTGTGGGTTCAAAGTTTGATCCGGGATTGGCTATCGAAGTGGTAAATAATGAATCAGAAGATGCTGATAATGAAGAGAATTTGATCATCATAGAAACCATAAGCCCGTATTTGTACCAGAACGGAGAATTGATTCAGTACGCTAGAGTTATTATTGGTACAGAATTGAGGGAGAATCGGGAGACTGTTGTGGAAACAGAAGAAACGGTTATGACTGATCAACAAGTTGGTAAAAGTGAGTCGGCAAGTGAGAATCAAAGCGATGCGGAATCTGATATCGTCATTGACGAAAAAGACATTGAAAGGATGATGGCATATGCAAAAAATATTTGATTGCGGAATTGATCTGGGAACTACAAACTCTTGTTTGGCAATTCCGGACGGGGATCATGGTTTTGAAATAATAGATAACCAAGCAGACAGGATGTCTGTAACTCCTTCAGCTGTTCTGATTAACGGCAAAGGTCGAATGCTTATCGGACAGCGTGCGTATAATTCCCAAAAGGTTGAAGATTTAGCTATTCAGTTTAAACGACAAATGGGATTAAACAAAAAGATAGTTTTTGCTTCAGCCGGTGTTGAAAAGATGCCGGAAGAATTATCATCCGAAATATTGAAACAGCTGAGAAATGATGCGGAAACAAGATTGAATCGTACTGTAGAGAATGTTGTAATTACAGTTCCTGCAGCATTCAAAACGCTTCAGTCAGAAGCCACCAATAAAGCCGGAAAGATGGCAGGGTTTAAGAATATTATCTTACTTCAAGAGCCTATAGCTGCTGCAGTTGCATATGGAGCAAAGCCGGATTCAAAGGATAAGCACTGGATGGTATTTGATTACGGCGGGGGCACCTTGGATGTGGCTATCATTTCCACGCTTGATAATCGGCTGACCGTTGAAAACAGTGAGGGTGATAATTATTTTGGCGGAAGTGATATTGACAGAATTCTTTATCGAGAGGTAATCCTGAAAAAACTGAAGGAAGCTGGATACCAGATCGACGAACTGTTTGATGAGAGTACTGCTTCTGGAAAATCGATGGCAAGAAAGGTTCAGCTGGATTGTGAGAATTGCAAGATTCAGTTAAGCACAAAAGAATCTGCTCTATTTGAGCTGTTTGACATAGATGATGATCGCGGAGAACCTATTGAATTTGAGTGTGAGATAACACGATCTGAAATGGAGACATTAATCTCAGAAACCATTGAAAGAAGTATTGTTATAGCGAAGAAAGCGTTAGAAGGAGCCAAGGTGCGACCGGATCAGCTTGATAAGATTTTGCTGGTCGGAGGCAGTACCTTTATTCCACTTGTACGTCAGAGGCTTTCGGAAGAGTTTGGTGTTGAGCTGGATAGTTCTCTTAACCCGATGACTGTTGTTGCCGCCGGCGCTGCCTTATATGCATCCACGAGTGTTATTGACGTAGAGGAAGACATCCAGATTTCAAGTACAAGTAATGCTGTTCTTAATATGACTTACGATCCGATTTCATCTGAAGAAACAGTGAATGTAATCGGAAAGGTTGCAAATATTAAGGATGTAAATATCTCAAAGATAAAAATCGACTGCTCCATGTCAAGCGATTTTTCGGGAGCCTGCTGGACAAGCGGTTGGATGGAACTACTCGATCAGAATAGCGGAATATTCGATGTGGATGTTTTGCTACAGAAAGGTGCTTTAAATCATTTCAAGGTTTCGGCTTGTAATAATAATGGAACAGAGATTGTAATAGAGAATCCGCTGTTTGACATTAAGCATAATGAAACGGTTCTCAAAACATCTGCTCCGCCTGCTACCATGTCTATCGGTGTACAGATAAAAGATCCGAAAACGGGGTACGATGTTCTTTATCATGTGATAAAGAAGAATTCTCCGTTACCCGCTCAGGATGACAGAACTTTTAAGCTTTCCAGAGATATAGATCCATCAAGGGATGACTGTATTACCATTAAAATATGGGAGGGAGAAAACATCCAGAATCCGGAAGCAAACTACCCTGCAGGCGCCATTACAGTGCAATCCTCGGCAATGGACAGAATGATTCCGAAAGGAACAGAAATAGAACTGACGATTGTGGCGGATGAGAATAGAAACATCCGAGTGAGCGGGTATATTCCTGATTTTGATTTTATCATTCCAGAGGAAACATTGCGTTCTGAAGCAAAAGTTGATCTCGATGAACGCATGGAGGATGTTGATAAGAAGATTCAGCAATCAGAAGTAAGCATCCAGCGCATGAAAGATCAGGGCATAGATGTAGCTGATCTCGAAGAAGAACTGAGCCGGGTGAAGGCCGGATACAATGATGCATATGGCAAGGTGGATTCTGATGAAGCCGCAGTTAACGGGTATGTAGATAGATTCTATGATGTAGAGTCAAGAATCATAAACGAAGAAAGAAAACATGAGCAGAAAAAGAACAATACGAAGAATGATGATACTGTAAAAGAGGCGAGAGAGCAGGTTGAAACCTACGGTGACGAAGATGCAAAAGCAGCATGGGCTGATCTGGAAGAATCTTATAATTTTGCTGAGACGACAGAAGAAAAGACGTTTATCGCAAATAAGATGAATAACCTTGGATTCCAGGCGATGACCAATAACTATGGTTGGTTAAGGGCATTCTTCACTGCAGTTTTGAGTAAGCCGGATACGAAGTATACAAATGCACAAAAAGCTGAATATTGGAAATCACAAGCGTATCTTGCTATGGATTCAAAGAATGCTGTTCAATTAAGAGCTGCTGTATTCGAACTTCTTGATCTTATGACATCAAGTGCAAGCCAGGCTGTGGCAGCTTTTGGAGCCGATTTGACAATGTAAGGGAGATGTTGGTTTGATGGATACATTGCTGGATAACAAAAAGAAAAAGCTATTCGATGAGGCATATCAGGCATATCTGAACATTACAAGACAGATTGAGGATATGTACAGTGAAGGAATGGTAGATCCCTTTGCAGATGGGCCATCCGTTACAGATATGGTGTGTTCTCTCGATAAATATATTCAGGGATGTTTACTCAAAATCGGAGTATCAGATGGTACTCTTTCACCGGAAGAACTATATTTTATTTCTTCTTTACCGGATGAATTTGATGAGGTTTGCGCAAGAAACAGAGGATATAAACGATTTATTAAGCTGATAACGGTGGAAAGTTTTAATGCTGATGCCGAAAAGTTTTATGATTTTGATAAAACGCCGATGTTTCTCGAAAAACTGACTGAGGATTTTGATGAGGCACCCATGATGGTCAGGAGTAATCTCCAGATTATCTTTAATGCATTCATCGCTATAGACGGAGCATTTTCTGAATGTGAAGCGGATGTAGCTCTTTCACTTCTGGATAACATAGATGATGGCACAAAGGATTATGTTCCAGATGTACCAAAAGATGAGCCAGAAGAAGATGAACAGCCTTCAAGAAAGAATTCAGCAAAACCCAACATATCGTCAGCAGATATAAATATTGAAGACGAAGATCTCGATAGTGTATTGCAAGAATTGAACGAATTAATCGGGCTTGAAAGTGTTAAGCAAGAGGTTTTAGCTTGTATCAATCTTCTGCGAATAAATAATATGCGACGAGAAAAAGGTCTGCCGGAATTGCAGACATCGAATCACATGGTATTTACGGGGCATCCCGGGACCGGTAAAACGACCGTTGCCCGTATAATGGCTAAGATATATAAATGCCTTGGAGTTGTGTCTAAAGGACAACTTGTCGAAACGGACAGAGCAGGGTTGGTAGCCGGATATATGGGACAGACTGCTCTTAAAACCGCTCAGGTCATAAAAAAAGCAAAGGGCGGCGTGCTTTTTATAGATGAAGCATATTCACTATCCTCAGAAGAAGGAAGTACCGATTATGGTCGTGAAGCCATAGACACTCTCGTAAAGGGTATGGAGGATTATAGAGACGATTTGGTAGTGATCGTTGCCGGGTACGTTGATGAGATGAAGAAATTTATTAACATGAATCCAGGCTTGCGTTCAAGGTTTAATAAATATATCAATTTTGAGAATTATTCTGCGGATGAGATGGTTGATATACTTAAAGGACAGTGCGCTAAAATGCAGTATATTCTATCGGCTGAAGCTGAAGCGGCGGCTCATCAATACTTTGAAGAGGCTCAAAACGATCCGACTTTTGGAAACGCCAGAGGCGTAAGGAATTTCTTTGATAGAATCATTACAAATCAGGCAACGAGAATACTTACGTTGAGCAATCCTTCTGACGTTGAGTTCAAGACGCTTAAAACAGAAGATATTTATTGATTGCCATCCGTAAGGATGAAGGAGGGATGCATTTGTACTGGGATTATACTTATATTTTGGTAATCATAGGTGCAATCATAAGTGCTATTGCATCATGGAATGTTACTAACACTTTCAAAAAATTCAGCAAGTTTTCAAATGGAAAAGGGTTAACTGCTGAGGATTGTGCGGCAGTTATCATGCATGGGGCAGGAATTTATGATGTTAAGATTGAAAGAATCCGTGGTAGTTTGACGGATCACTATTCTCCGAGAGAAAAGGTTTTACGGCTTTCAGAAAGCGTCTATGGATCCACATCTGTTGCCGCTCTGGGGGTGGCAGCTCATGAATGCGGTCATGCAATCCAGCATAAAGAGGGATATTTTCCTTTGAAACTTAGATCATTATCAGTTCCTGTGGCGAACATTGGATCCAAACTGTCATGGCCTATTATTTTTATAGGTCTTATTCTTGGATATATGGGATTGGCGCGGGTTGGTGTGTTTTTGTTTACCTTTGTAGTTTTGTTTCAGCTGATTACGCTTCCGGTAGAATTCGATGCATCGAGAAGAGCATTGAAGATTATGGAAGAAAAGAAACTACTTATTGGCGGAGAATTGAAGGGAGCATCGAAGGTTCTTAAGGCAGCGGCATTAACTTATGTTGCGTCACTGCTTTCATCAATCCTGCAATTATTCAGGCTGATTTTGCTCACCCAAGGAAATAATCGACGGAGACGATAAGATGGAAAAAAGACTAATTGCTTTACTTGCAGTATTGGCTATGGTTCTTTCAGTTACGGGCTGCGGCGGTACTGTGGAGAAAAAGGTCACCTGTACAATGTGCAATGGCACCGGGCAGGTAAAATACTATTATGGCGACGGGGATAATGATTATAACCTTGGACCGTGTACAAGTTGTGACGAAAAGGGATATACCATTGTCGAGGTGGATAAGGCTGATGCTGATAAGGAGATATGCGGCAGTTGTATGAAGCCTGTGGATGAGCTTATTACCAAGGAAGATGCTGCAGGCGAAAGCAGGACGTGGTGTAAAGATTGCTGGGCTGATTATGATGCGATGATGGGTAGGTGAATATTATTTGGCTACGACAAAGAAGAAAGCGCCACCAAAGGTCTCAAAAGAGGAATACTTAGAGGTCAATAATGATGAGGAGTGGCTTCATAATGTACCCGGAAAAGCGCTCTATGATGATGACTATTTCAGAATAATTGATTTCTATGTATTACATTCACCATGCCGGGTATCAAGTTATTCACCCAGAACATTGGAGTCTATGGGATGGAAAAAACCTTGGTTAAGCAGTATATTCCGTGATGCTTTTGATGCTGTACCGGAATTTAAGGATGGCGATACCTTTAGGTTTCATGAATCAAAGAATCACTTCTTGGAAATGTGGGACAGCACTGGATATGAGGATTTCTTTTCTGTTGAAAAGGAGTTTGCAATATTTACATACGCAGGTGAAACTAACCCAAGAATGGATTTGTTGCATCACATAAGAAACTCATTTGCTCATGGAAGATTTACAGCCAAGAAAAAGAATAAAGAGTTCTATTTTTACTTTGAGGATGTAACAGAAATTAAGGGCATAAAAGGGTTGTTTGTTGTGGCTCGTATATGCTTAAAGAAGACCACCTTACTTGAATGGTTGAACCTTTTTGAAAGAAATAGTGATGCGGCAAAGAAGATGGAATCATTATATGTGCAAGAGGTGGACAAGGATTGATTTAGTCCTAACATATTTTCTGTAAGAAAATCACTGAAAAATCGGAAAAACACCGAAACTGATACCTAGACCTTCAGAAAGAGGAAATTTCTGGAGGTATTGGTATGCAGGAAGCAAAAACAGAGGCCGCAAGGAATATTAAGATGAGCCGTGAGGCTGAGCTTAACATGGAGAGGTGTGCAGAGTTTATGGCGCGGATGATACAAAAGTATGGGAAAAAGGTTCTTGACGATATTGCGGCAGAAGAGAAAGCGGCAAAGGAATCAGAGGAAAGAGAAGAAGATGATGTATGAAGAAGGCGCCGGTTGCAGATTTTGCAATCGGCGTATTTTTTGATTGAAATTTTCGAGGTTTGGTGCTAATATGTAATTGGTAACGATAAACTGTTTGACGGTGAGCAACCGAAAAGGAAGATGATAGAGTGTCAAAGAAAAAATGCTATATATACACAAGAGTCTCCACGGCTGCTCAGACCGAAGGGTACAGCCTGGAGGCACAACAAGAACGTCTCCGTCAATTTGCGGATTACAAGGACCTGAAGGTGGTCGGAGAGTACTGTGATGCCGGTAGATCCGGTAAGAGTATTAAAGGCAGGCCTGCCTTTATGGAGATGCTTGATGATATCACCGGTGAGAAGGATGATATTTCCTTTGTTCTGGTCTTCAAGCTATCAAGGTTTGGAAGAAATGCAGCGGATATATTGAAGTCCATCCAACTGCTTGCAGATTATGATGTGGATCTTGTTTGTGTAGAGGATGCGATAGACAGCTCCACACAGGGAGGAAAGCTTACACTTGCAATACTGTCTGCTGTAGCTGAGATTGAACGCGAGAACATCAATGTTCAGTTCATGTCAGGAAAACTGCAGAAGATTATGAATGGCGGATGGGGCGGTGGTCCGGCGCCTTATGGGTATCGGTCAGTTAATAAAGAGCTTGTAGTTGAGGATACTGAAGCTGACGTGGTGCGTAAGATCTTCAGCCTTTACCTACAGGACGATATGAAAGCAAATACTGTTGTGCGTTGGCTCAATGATAATGGATATTCAAGGATCATCAAGGGAGAAGAAAAGCCTTTTACTTCCGACTTTATCAAGACGGTACTTACGAATCCTGTATATTGCGGAAGATTGATGTATAACAGGCGGACAAATCTTAAGGGACCGAATGTCAGGAAAAAAGAAGAAATCTCCGCTCAGGGAAAACATGAAGCTCTTGTATCTGAGGAAATGTGGCAGCAGGCACAGGAAAAGAGAGAAGAACTGTCAGCCTGGGGAGAGAAGACGGAAGATCTTGATAGGATCAGTATTCTTGCCGGATTGACGAAATGTCCATCATGTGGCGGCGGTCTTGTTCATATGAAGAACCGTAAGGTCAATAATAATCATGGCGGTTATTATAAGACGATCCACTATTACGCATGCAGAAATTATAGAAAATCCGCTGGGCGTACCTGTGAGTTCAAACATACCTACAATCAGGAAAAGGTGGACAATGCTGTATTTGAGATTGTTTGCAATCTGGGAACTGCCGGCCGTTTTGATAAGGCAATAGATTCTGCCTTGGGAGACAAGCCTTCGATTGAGAGTTATGAAGGCAAAATAAAGGAACTTCGGAAGCAGCTTCATGCGCAGGAACATCTTAAGTATAAGCTTGGAACAGAGCTTGATGCGTTGGATATATTGGCTGATGACTATGATGAGCGGTATGAGAATATGCAGCAGAAGATCGATGCCAGTTACGATGAGATTGAGAGACTGGAATATGAAATCAAGAAGTGCAAGAAAAAGCTGGCATCATTAAAGAAGGGCGTACAGGGAACAGAAAACGTCAAGAAGATACTGAAGAATTTCCCAAGATTGTATGAAGAAATGGATTGCTTTGAGAAGAGGGAAATGTACAGATACTTCATTAAAAGAATTGATTTATTCCCTGAAGAGCAGTCAGACGGAAAGATCATCAAGAGCATCACCTTCAATTTTCCGGTCTTTTACGGAGATGAAGAAGAGGAAACAACTCTGGTTGAGCGATTTACTTCCGGTGATAAGCCTGATGAAGAAATCGAATTCACCATAGACTGCTCTGATATGAAGCCGACCGTTGCGGAGGCAAAGGCGACATACGCACAGATCAGAGCCTATGTGATGGAACATAACGGATTAAAAGTACCTTCGCTTTATATCGCTCAGGTAAAACGCAAGTATGGCATTGAACTTGGGAAGGCATATAATAAACCGGAAGAACCGAAAAACCATGTTCCTAAATGCCCGAAAGAAAAGGAGTTGGCAATCATAGATGCCCTGAAGGCATATCGTATGCTGGATGAAGGCACTGAATACAAGGAGGATGCGGTAGAGTGAGTAAGAAAAAACTGAAATGCTATATCTATATCAGAGTCTCTACTGCCATGCAGGTGGAAGGATACAGTTTGGAGGCTCAGAAAGAGCGGCTTAACAAATATGCTGACTTCCATGATATAGAGGTTGTAAGAGAATATTGCGATGCCGGAAAATCCGGTAAAAATATCAGTGGCAGACCTGAATTTTCACAGATGCTTCAGGATGTAGCAGATGATCGTGACGGGGTAGATTTTATTCTGGTATTCAAGCTTTCAAGATTTGGACGAAACGCTGCCGACGTTCTTAACTCGTTGCAGTACATACAGGATTTTGGCGTAAATCTGATCTGCGTGGAAGACGGTATAGACTCATCAAAAGATTCCGGAAAGCTTACTATAACAGTTTTGTCAGCTGTTGCCGAAATAGAACGAGAGAATATTCTTGTTCAGACTATGGAGGGACGCAAGCAGAAAGCACGTGAAGGAAAATGGAATGGTGGTCAGGCTCCGTTTGGATATCAGCTTGATACGAAGAACAGCACCTTGGTCATCGATCCGGAGGAAGCTGAGGTAGTCAAAATTATATTTGATAAATTCGTACATACCGATATGGGTTTTGAATCAATCAGCAATTATCTGAACCAACACGGATATTCTAAAAAGCGGAACCGGAGTTTTGAAGTCAGCCATTTCGCCAGGACACACATAAGAGCAATCATTGACAATCCGGTGTATGCCGGAAAGATAGCATACGGCAAAAGCTCAACTGAGAAGGTCAAAGGAACCAGAGACCAGTATCGGAGAGTGAAGCAGGATGACTACCTTCTGGTAGATGGAAATCATGAAGCCATCATTGATGAGGATACCTGGCAGGCTGCTCAGAAGAAACGAAAAGAGACCGGCGTAAAGTGGAATAAGACCCACAGCCTGGAACATGAGCACATATTATCGGGGCTTCTCAAATGCCCCATCTGCGGCACCGGGATGGCAGGTACGGTGCGAAGAAGGAAAAATAAGAAATCCGGAGAGTACAAGGATGACTTTTACTACAGATGCCTGCACCGGAATAAGAAGGATGAGGATCACTTCTGCGATTTTAAGCCATCATTGAATCAGGATGAGATCAATGCGGAAGTCGAGAAGGTTATCCTGAAGATGACAAGCAGTCCTGGATACAGCGAAGCCATCAGCGCAAAGCTGGGAGAAAAATCGGATGTTGAAACGCTGGAGCAGGAGCGAGAGCAGTACAGGGCTCAGCTACGGCAGATCGTAGGGGCTAAGAACAAATTAACATCGATGCTGGACAAGCTTGATGTAAATGACAAGCACTACGACAGGAAGTATCAGGACATGCAGGACAGGCTGGATAACCTGTACGATAAGATCTCAGATCTGGAAGATTCTATCGCCGATATTGAAAATAAGATAGGACTTTCAAAAAGTGATCAGGTTACGATGGAATATCTGTCGCGTGTGTTAAAGGACTTTGATAAAATATACTACCAGATGACGGATCTCGAAAAGAAGGAATTCATGAGAAACTTTATTGAATCCATCGAAATCCTTCCGGAAAGAACCGAAAGCGGACGCATCTTAAAGCATATAGACTTAAGGTTTCCGATATATTATGAAGGTAGTGAGGGTGATCAAATTCGGTTGCTCAACGAAATGAACGTCGAGAC